ACTCTGACCGCCAGAGAGGTACAGACGGGATCAACAACCTTAACACCATACCATTTGGCAATTTGCCATATAGAAACATAAACAGTATTGGTAAACAATGGATCCGCAGGTTCGCATTGTCCGTATCTAAAGAGATGCTCGGACAAATTAGAGGAAAGTTCCAAGCCTTGCCAATACCAGGAGATTCTGTAACTTTGAACGCCTCAGATTTGCTTTCACAAGCAAAAGAAGAGCAGGAGAAGCTAAGAGAGGAGCTTAAAACAATCCTAGACGAGCTAACATACGATAAGGTCGCCGCCAGGGACAACGAAACAATTAAGTCCGCAAATGAATTGCTGCAAAATGTCCCAAATGGCGTCTTCGTCGGATAGGGGGATAGATAGTGGCTGATAAAAACAAATGGTCCCAACCAGACGCGCCTCCTCCTCCTTTGTTTACCGGACAGAAGGAGAGGGACTTAATAAAGCAGGTCAATGATGAGCTTATTGAGCGAGTTATTGGTCAACAAGTTCTATATTACCCTATTGACATACAAACAACGAATTTTCACCCTTTATACGGAGAGGCAATAAAGAAAAATTTCCTTCCTCCAGTGCGAGTTTATGCACTAGTTGAATGGGAGGGAGTGGAGACAACAACGGATTCTTACGGATTAGATAAAATGTCATCAATTGTTGTACATTTTCACAAAAGAAGGCTGACAGCGGATCAAGATCTATATGTGAGAGAGGGAGACTTTGTTGCATATGGAGAACACTACTATGAGATAGTTACTCTGAAAGAACCAAAAGAGATATTTGGTCAAGCTGATAGAAGAATGGAAATTAGCGCTAAATGTGTAAGAGCAAGAAAGGGATTATTCGATGGCACCTAAAGATTATTCATATACAGAGGTAGAAGACCCTTCGATAGTTAGAGAAGAGGAACTCATGCCTTCTTCTATTGAAGACATAGATAAGGCTATGTATGATTACGTTAATGATACTATGAAGATATTTTGTACAACAAACAAAGGGTGGGAAAGAACTCCTGTCGTCTGGGTATCGCCGGAAAGAGCTATGCACAGTAAAAGAGACAAAGAATTGCAAGGAAATCAAGATTCTTTTGTATGGCCAGCGATTACAGTCGAAAGAACTGGTTTTACAAAAGACATAAACCGAAAAGGCGGCGTCTTTGGACCTTTTTCGGCTAATGCGGGACAAACAATAACTATTGCAAGAAAGATAAATCAGGAAAAAACGCAAAAGTTTGCAAATGCGGGATCTTTAAGGCTGAACAAGCAATCTAATTTTCCTACTATTGGTAAGGCTACTGATCAATGGGGTAATACTCAGGGATTAAAAAACAACAAGGTTGTTTACCAAACAGTGTCAATGCCAATGCCTATATATGTTGATGTAACATATTCAATAACTCTATTCAGCGAATATCAACAACAAATGAATGAAATGATGAGTTCCTTTGCAAATTTAGGAGGCTCTATTAATTATTTTACAATTCACAGAAATAGGCACACATATGAGGCGTTTATTCAGCAAGATTTTTCAAGTGAAAACAATGTTTCACAATTAGCCGAAGAAGAAAGAAAATATAAGACAAAAGTTGATATTAAAGTGTTGGGCTATTTGATAGGCGATGGTAACAACGATGAAAGACCAAAAATGGTGTATAGAGAAAATACCGTTGATGTAAAAATTGGACGTGAAAGAGTGATCGTAGGTGACATTCCTGATTTCAAAACAAAAACCACCTATCGCGATTAATTAATTTTCACTTCTTCTGGATTTTCGTCCTTATTGTTACTATTTACTAGAGAAATTACATTAAACTCGTTAGTTTATTAAAATATGTTACACAACTCACGACAAGGAGGCTTTAACTAATGTCAGTCAAGAAATTCAAGTTTGTATCACCGGGAGTTTTCTTAAACGAAATCGACAACTCTCAAATTCCAAAATCTCCTTTAGATATTGGTCCACTTTTCATTGGTCGAACACGCAAAGGACCAGCGTTTCGCCCCACACTCGTCGAATCTTTTTCTGAATTCGTCGAAAATTTCGGAGACCCTGTTGATGGTACCGAAGGTGGAGATCTCTGGCGACGTGCCGGTGGATCTGCAGTCGCTCCAACTTATGCCGCATATGCAGCACAAGCATGGTTAGCTAACAATGCTCCAGCAACTGTTATTCGCCTCCTTGGTAAGCAACACAGCGATGCCACCGACGAGGGAAAAGCGGGCTGGTGGTCAGCACAAGCAGCAGACCAAAACACTCAAGCTACTCACGGAAATGCAAAAACATCCGGCGGCGCATTCGGGCTTCTTTTAATTGACTCATCTTCATACGAGAATATGGGACCTGGATCGCCTCCCGTTAACGGGTTTAACGGTCTTCCGGAGCAAAACCAAGTTGCAACAGGAACTTTGGCAGCAGTCTGGTACCTTGATCAAGGAACTGTAGAGCTTTCAGGTGGTGTACGCGGATCTAACGTACCCGGCGCGGCTGCTGAATCAAAATATTTAACAGGATCAGCATGCCTTTTCTTGAATACTGGAGCTAGTAAAGAGTTTGTGGTACAAATTAAAGACAAAGATCACGCATTGGTAGAGACAGTAACATTTAACTTTAATCGTAATTCTTCAAAGTACATTAGAAAGGCTTTTAATACAAATCCCACTCTTGTCAACTCAACAACGACGCCATCAACTATGCTTACAAATTACTGGCTAGGTGAAACTTATGATCGTCAAGTCGCTGACACTATCGAATCAGGTTCTACCGCCGGAGATCTGTATGGCATGATTGTTGCCTTGGAAGACCATGATGGTACTAACGCAGCTTCAAACTTCCGAATGGATGCCCAAGCTGCAAAGACACCATGGGTAAAACCCCAGCACCTCGGAGCCCCTGAAACCATGGAAGCTTCTTTGCTTTCAAACTTGTTCAGGCTTGTATCGCACCTAGGTGGGCAGCATGACATGCATAGCACTAAAATATCTATTACAGATATCAAGGCGTCGACAAGTAATCAAAATCCATATGGTACATTTACTGTTCTTGTTCGTAAAATTAACGACACAGATAAAAGACCAGTTATTCTCGAAAGATTCGGAAACTTGAACTTAAATCCAGCTTCTCCTGATTACATCAAAAGAAGAATTGGAGATCAATACACAGAGTTTGATTCTGTATCAAGAAGAAACAAGACATATGGTGAATATAGAAATAGATCAAATTACTTCCGTGTAGAGATGGATGAAACTCTTGATGGAAACGGCGGCGATCCGTCATGGCTACCGTTTGGATTCTTTAGTCCTCCATCATGGAGAAACGTTTCTATTCAGGGATCATCCTCTGCAAATGATTATAATGTTATTCATGACAGGGGTCAAGCAGACACAAATACTGTGATTCCAACAGCAGCTAGGTGGTTCAACGGCGGCGGAATAGCCGGATCGGAAAGGCTTACCACAACCGTCAGGCGAGCCGGCGGAAATGCCATAAATGCTGCTTTTAACACTGGATTTACAGCTTCTCTTTCTCTAGAAACCCAGCATTACACTGCTAGCATCAAGGCGCCTTGCATCGCATTCAGAACATCAAGTGCTGACGGCAGCTTTTCCAAGCCAACAGAAGCATACTTTGGATTCGATACCGGTCGCTCGGCTGCAGATCTGACTTTTGATGAAAGCAATTTAGATCTTCTTCGACCAAAAGCGACAGGATTTAATAGCAGAACATTTGTTGCCATCGACGATGATACAAATACTGTTCATCAAACCTTCTTCACGCTGGATGACCTTTCTGGTTCCGGAACAAGCGGCTGTGTAAACCCTGCAAAAGGAGAATCGGCTGCATGGGTGTCTGGATCTAGGTCCGGACAAAACGGCAAGGCCGAAGGCGCAGGTTTTGAGTCAATTTCAAGATTGTCCACTGGTGCCACAGACGGCTGGCGGGCAGTCCTTAATGCCGGATTTAATAAGTTCACAATGCCTGTGTACGGTGGATTTGACGGTCTCAACGTCAAGGAAAAAGATCCATTCCGTAACAGCGGATTTACAGCCGGATCAACGACAATGCAGAACAACTACGCTTACAACAGTATTATGGAAGCTATTGATTCTGTCTCAGAACAGGAAGATCTTGAATACAACCTTCTTTCTGTCCCTGGTGTCACATTCTCTACTATTACTGATAGAGTTATGGAAGTTGCTGAACAGCGCGGAGATGCGTTGGCAGTTATCGATCTTCCTAATGTTTACACACCAAAATCTGAAAACAACAGCACGTTCAAAAACAGACTTGGTTCTGTTAAAACTGCTGTCGACAGCTTGAATGACCGTAATATTGATAATAACTACGCATGTGCGTATTATCCTTGGGTCCAAATTAGAGATACTATCAGAGGATCTTTGGTCTGGGTGCCGCCTTCAGTTGCAGCAATTGGAGCTATGTCGTTCAGTGATCGTCGCACAGAGCCTTGGTTCGCCCCTGCAGGGTTTAACAGAGGCGGGCTTTCAAATGGCGCAGCCGGAATACCGGTTGTCGGCGTAACAGATAAGCTTTCAGCTGCCGATAGAGATGATCTTTACGATGCTAGGATTAATCCAATCGCTAGCTTCCCGGCAGAGGGAATCGTCATCTTTGGGCAAAAGACATTACAGGTCGGACAATCAGCGCTCGACAGAATTAATGTCCGCAGAATGATGATTTTGATCAAGAAGACAATTTCTAGAATGTCTACCAGGATCTTATTCGACCAGAATGTTAGATCTACATGGAACCGCTTCTTAAGTATGGTTGAACCTTTCTTGAGAAGTGTTAAGAGCAGACTAGGTTTGGCAGATTTTAAGATTGTGTTGGATGAAACAACAACAACACCTGATTTGATCGATCGAAACATCATGTATGCGAAAATCTACCTCAAGCCGGCCAGATCAATCGAGTATATTGCAATTGATTTCAATATTACTCGCTCTGGTGCAGCATTTGAAGACTAAAAATAATAATTAAACTATTTATAAATATATTAGCGAGTAACATCGTATAAAAAAGGAGAAAACAAAAAATGTCATTCTGGAATGATTCAAGCAACAACGTCCCCTCACCGAAAAGAAATTATCGTTGGTTGTTATTTCTTGGGGGAATACCGCAGTGGATTTGCAAGAAAGTAACGAAGCCAGCGATGTCTATTACTGAAGCAGAGCACACATATTTGAACCACAAGTTCTACTACCCTGGACGTGTAGAATGGCAAACAATTGACGTGACACTGGTCGACCCAGTTAGTCCCGACGCTGCCCAGACTTTGGATAATATCCTTAATAGTGCTGGATATCAGCCTCCTGATGACCAAAACCAGACTTTGACAATTTCAAAAAATCAAGCTGTCGGTGCTTTGGGTAAAGTTGTTATTCAACAGCTCGGTGTTACTCCAATCGGAGATACACGAGAAGTACAACCTGTCGAAGAGTGGCAATTATACAATGCGTGGGTTAAAGACTTTAAATTCGGAGAACTAGATTATACTAGTGATGATTTAACAGAAATTACCTTAACATTGCGCTATGATTATGCTAAGCTTAACGGCAGGAATGAGTCTCTATTAGGCAACCTAGATACTGCCGCAGGCGCAGGAGAAGCAACAGCAACTGGTGCCGGTATTGGAGACGCAGGCTTAACAGACGCAGGATAAAATTAAGCGAGGTTTAAATGACAATCCGAAATAACGACGAGAGAACAGGCGCTCGTCAAAGTGATGAGGCACCTGCAGCAGCAGTTGTGCCTCCAGCAATGCCTGGTACTAGCCCTAGTCCAGGGCTTAGCTTTGTTGTACCGACAGAGTTTGTCGAAATTCCCTCAAGGGGAGATTATTATCCAGAAAATCATCCCTTGCATAAACAAACAACAATTGAAATTCGACATATGACTGCTAAAGAAGAGGATATCCTCACTAGCAGAACATTGCTCAAGAAAGGCATTGCTATTGACAGAATGTTGCAAAACATTATTGTCGACAAAAGAATTAAGCCGGAAAGTTTGATTATTGGCGACAAGAATGCCATTATCGTCTCAGCAAGGTCTTCCGCATATGGCTCTGACTATATTACGAAAGTTACTTGTCCTTCATGCGGCGCAGTAGGTGAGCACTCTTTTGATTTGACTGATATTCAGTATATTCATCCAAGCGATAATGATATTGATGAATTTACCAGCACCGACAATGGCACGTTTATCTTGACTTTGCCGGTAACCAACGTCAGCGTTGAAGTGCGCTTGTTAACAGGAAAAGATGAAACTTGGTTAACCAAGATGACTGAAAACAAGAAAAAGCACAAGCTCGGTGAATCGATGCTTACAGATCAAATGAGATTATTTATTACTAGCATCAACGGTGTAACCAATAAAGCTCAAATTAATACATTTATTGACGCCATGCCGGCTAGGGACTCTAGATACTTAAGAGGGACTTATAATAAAGTGGTTCCTAATGTAGATTTAACACAAGAATTCGGGTGCGAATCTTGTGGGGCAGAGACCCAGATGGAGGTTCCGTTCACAACGGACTTTTTTTGGCCTAAGTCATAACTATATGGAAAATGTCTATGAGCACTTTTTCCTGTTAAAATATTATGGGGGATGGTGCTTGACAGAATCATATAGCTTGCCAATCGGGCTTCGCAACTGGTTTCTTCGAAGATTAGAGAAGCAGCTAGAAAAGGAAGCAGAACAAGTAGAAGAAGCGCAGCGCAAAGGCAAAAGAAAAAGATAGTCAGGGTATACACCATGCCCTGGCTTTTTTTATTTTTTTTTACTAATTACAATAGCATACAAGTATTTATTTCTTGGAGACATAAAAATGGAAAATCAAATTCTGGAAGAAGACCAATTACAAGAAGTAGTTATTGATCTAAACGTCAAAGAAAGCGGTCAACTAAATGAAAGTTGGCTTAGCATGTTCGGAGGCTGGATTAAGTGGATTATGGACGGAATGTTCAAAAATCTTCCTAGAAATGTAAAGGTAACAGGCACAAAAAGCCAAGTTAATAGTTTTGTAAAGGCGCTATACGGAGAAAAGAAGTATATCGATACTGCCGTTAAGTACGGTCTTGATGATCCGAGAACCTATAAAAACAGATATACACTTCAGAAGTCAACACGCGAGTTCGAAAGAAAAACAGGTCTAAAATGGCCATTTAAATAAGGAAACCTCTTTAAATGTCAGATGATAATAATGGACCAAGCGCATCTAAACTAGCAGAACAGCTTAAACTTCAGCAATCGCTCAATCAAGCGCAAGAGGACTATCTTAAGCTGCTTAATGAATCCAAGACCGTCCAAGAGCTTCATGCAAAAGCCGCCGCCCGATGGGCACAGTCGCAAAAAGAAGCAGCGGACAATATTGAAAAGCAGTATAAAAATTCTCTAAACAACAATCAGGCAATTGAGATCCGCGAACAGCTAGCGGCTCAAGAAGCGGAAACCAGTGAGGCGCAATATAAAGCCCTCTTGGCAAACCAAGAAAAAGAAGAGCAGGCATTTAAGAGGCTAGCCGTAGCCCGTGAAGAGAACCTTAAAAGCTTAATTAAAGGTCTTGAAGAAAAAGGCAAAAAAAACGACGGGCTAAATGAGAAAGATGCGAAGCAATATAAATTAGCGCTTGAGCGCCTTGAAGAACACAACCAAGCAAAAGTAGAATTTCTTAAGTACCAAGAAAAACAAAGAGAAAAAGCCAAAGAGCTAGCCCAAGCGATGGGCGATTACAACACCGGTCTTAAGAACGTTAATAGGACCACAGATAGTTGGGCGAACAAGCTAACAGGCGTAACTGCCAATAGTTTCAATAACAGCATATTTAAGTCGATAGGCATGATGGGCGGCTTCGAAAATGCGCTCTCGCAGGTTGGAAAGCAACTTATAACCACGTTCAATCCAGCCAACGTCGCAGCCGGCATTTTGCAGAAAATAGGCGAATCAACAATGACCATGGTTGTTGCAACCGACAAAGCCCAAGCGTCATTTTATAAAACAACTGGCGCCGCAGAAGATTATAATGCAACCATAAACACAGTTCGAACAGAAGCTGCATCATTCGGTGTTAACATTGAAGAAGCCGGCGAAGCCGTAACAGAGCTTTTCCAGTCAATGAGTCAGTTCACTCAATTGACCAAACAAGCACAGGTTGAAGTAGCATCCTTTTCAGCCACAATGGCAGAGCTAGGTGTTAGCAACGCGACAACTGCACAAACTCTTGACTTCTTCACTCGTGGTCTGGGTAAGGGTACCGACGCAGCGATGAATATGTCTAAAGAGATTACCAAATCTGCTCAAGTTTTGGGAATGTCTGTTGGCAAGATGCATGAAGATTTCAACGCAGCGCTTCCAACATTGGCTGCATATGGAGATGAAGCTATTAAAGTCTTCCAAGGCTTAGCAGCGGCAGCAAAAGAGACCGGAGTTGAAACATCTCGGTTATTGGACATTGCTTCGCAGTTTGACACATTTGACTCTGCAGCAGAATCTGTCGGTCGCTTAAATGGTATATTAGGTGGAAACTATCTTAATAGTTTAGAAATGGTTAATATGTCTGAAGAAGAGCGCATCAGAGCCATGATTCAAGCCACTCAAGCCTCCGGTAGAGCCTTTAATGAATTAGGAAGGTTCGAGAAAAAAGCAATTGCATCTGCTGTGGGAATCACAGATATGGCAGAAGCCAATAAAGTATTTGGACTGAGTTTATCAGAATACGACAGGTTGGTGGATAAGTCAAAAGCTGGTGCCATGTCACAAGAAGAAATGGCAGAACAGGCTGATAAAGCTAGAACGGCTCAAGAAAAACTAACAAACTTAATGCAATCTATGGCAATTGCTGTACAGCCAATTATTACGGTTCTCACTGGATTTTTAGATGGATTGTTGGCAATTCAAAAATTCATGGGACCTTTCTTTGCACCAGCACTAGCATTATTGGCTGGTTCTTTTATATATTTAAAAGTCCAGGCAATGCGTACTACAGCCGTGTTGGCAGCACATTCTAGAGTAATGGCGCTTGATTCAGCAATAAAAGCCGGCGCCGCTGCAGAAAACAAAGCCTTGATGATATCGGAGCTTAACAGAATGAAAGCAAAAGGTATTGGAATGGGCATGCTTTCTGCAGACACAGCTGCAGAATTGACAAATGCTAGTGCTAAAGGTGTCAGCAGCGGAATGACGCTAAAACAAATAATGACTGAGAAAGGAAGCATAGGTACTAAAATAACAAAAATTGGAACACTAATATCGGAAACAGCAGCTACCTGGCTTAACACTTTGGGCATCGGCGCAAATACAAACGCTGAAAAGGTAGGCATATTAGCTAAATTTAGAGCTGTCGCCGCAGGCGCCGCAAAATTAGCAGGCACCCTTCTTTTGACAGCAGCCGAATATGGATTAACAGCGGCAGTATATGCAGGCGCTGCAGCTTGGGTGTTTTTGAAGGTTGTTTGGGGAGGCTTCGTCGCCCTTGCTACCATGGTCGCTTCCGCTTTGGGTCTAACAGCCAGCGGCGCAACAGGTACCGCAGCTGCAGCCGTACCCGCTGCAGCAGGAATTGGAGCATTATCAGCCGCCGCCATGGCAGGCGCAAAAGGATTGTTAATATTAGCTGCTGTCGCGCTTGGCTTAGGTGCCGCCTTCGCGTTAATTGGACTAGGAATCAAATTAGCAGCAGACGGTATCGTTAGGATAGCTGAAGCTGGAGGTATGGCAATTGCAGTACTCGGAGGTCTCGCTCTCTTAATGGGTGCCTTGGCTCTTGGTGCATTCTTGCTAGCCAAAGCCGGTCCTGTGGCTCTAGTGGGCATGCTTCTTCTTGCAGCAGGGTTTATGGCAATTGCGTTTGCTTTAATGTTTATCAGCACTGAAGACTTGCAAGCAGTGGGCGAGATTTTCAAAGGATTCGAGAATCTAGCTACAGCTGCAGCGGGCATTGTGATGGTTAATGTCGCCCTTGTTTCTTTGTTATCTACGCTTGAAGAAGTAGGCGAAGAAGCGAGCACTTTCACTTGGGCACTAGGGTCTCTCGCGGCTTCTATGTGGAGTTTGGGCATCGCCATGATGTTCCTTGACATGAAAAAGTTAACTCAAGTCGGAGCTTTGTTTACTTCGTTATCTAAAATGACAGCAACCAACAATGCATTAACTCAGACAGCGGCTGGAATATCCGCAATTGCAGATGCAATTGATAAAATGCCAATGTTCGGAACTATTGCTTTTAGTTGGCTATTGGAAGACCTGCAAGACTTTGGTGAAGTTGGCACAAGTATTACAGCCCCCATGAAGGCGACTACTGAATTTATCCAATCTGCACAAAAAGTAGAGGAAACGCACGTTAAAAATGCAACAAAACTTATTGATCAGGTAGTTAGATACGCAGGTGTCGTTGAGGGAGGGTCGTTCGCCGCAGCCACAAATAACTTCTTGAATGAACTTGTAAAGGTCTTAGGCGGCACCTCCGACGACAAAAAGAAGGAAGAAAAGGGACAGGATATTTATTTAGTAATGGACGACGCAGGGCAAAAGGTGCTTGCTTCAGCAGTCAATGTACAGATAAATAAAAAACACAGCGTTTATTCAAAAGGGTCTTAAAGGATTTGAATTGTGAGTGAATATAAAAAATCTAAAGTAAATAAAACTGGATGGTCAGGGTTCGACTCTGGAGCGGGTATCGGAGCAGCAGATGTAACGGACCATTTAGGAAATGGAAATTACGGTTATATTGAAATATCAAATTTACGAAAAAACCAGGGTGTACTTAAATTTAAAGCATTTGTAACTGATTTTTCTGACAACTTTGAATCAAACTGGAACTCGACTGAAGTCTTTGGAAGAATGGATCCGATATGGACATACCAAAACACAAAAAGAGTTATAAGCCTTGGTTTTGACGTACCTTCTTTCGGAGTAAAAGAAGGCAAGAAAAACATGGAGAAAATATCTGCAATTGCAAAAATGATGTATCCAACATATGAAGGCGCCGGAGGCGTTTCAGTAATTCAGGAGTCTCCAATATTTACACTAAAATTTGGTAATTTAATATGTAATAATAAAGGAGGAGGACCTCTAAAAGGGGTTATTCCTTCATTTAATTTTGCACCGGATATAGAACAAGGGTGGTATACACAAGGAAGTATGGAATTGTATCCAAAAACTGTAAAAATTAGTTTTGATTTTAATGTCCTGCATGATCACAGTGTTGGTTATGATGTTATGGGCAATTTTGGAGGCACCCAGGGAAAATTTCCATATATGGGAAACGGTGGATTAGATAAAGAGGCCAAATCAGCAGGAAAAGGCAACAATAAAGTGGCTAAGAAAGTTGACAAAAATGCAAAGGCAAAAGCACTAAAGGGATAAGAATATATCATGCCAGTATCACGTTTTAGAACAAGAAGAGAATTAATTAACTCTAATAGAATGTATAAAAAGTATATTTTTAAAGATAGAGGAGTTGGAAGAGCTACGCAATATAACACTGCTGTTTTCTATTACCCATCAGATGAAGAGTTGCAGAATTTGACAATAGATGAGCATGTGTGGTCTATGGGCGATAAATACTATAAGTTAGCTCATCATTATTATGGAGACCCAGAATATTGGTGGGTCATCGCTCTTTTTAACAAAAAGCCGGCGGATTTTTTATTGAACCTTGGGGATGTAGTATACATACCACAGCCGTTGGAAGAAATAATTGGCTATTACGAGGTTTAATCTATGGGAGATGACAAAAAGAAAAAAGCGGTAGACGATCCCAATATCGCCGGAGGAGATTTTGAAAGAGCAGCAGAAGCACGCTTTCAAGCACAGTGTTTCTTACTGAGAAATATTTCTAGTAAGATGCTTAGAAATCCCACTAAAAAATACTCTCAATTTACTGTTGTCCATGGCGACCCTGCGAGGGTTATGAATGCAATGACCTCTAGAGCTGGAGCAGGGATATTGATGAACCTTAAAACTGAAGAAATGGCGAACTTGTCGCCATATATAAGGCTTTATAAGGTTTACAACACAAAACATCTCCACGGCGCACAATATCAGTTTCCCTTTTCTATGGGATCCTATGTCGATACAGCCCAGTGGGGATCAGGATATACCAAGAGAGATATCTTTAAAAATAGAAAAAACCGAGGTGCAGATGCAGGAATAGAAAGCGTCGACTTTGAGCTTTTGGCACAAAGACCAGAAGAGCAGACTAATCATATTAGATGCACTGTGAATTTGTTTTTTCGAAGTCTTGCCACTTTAACCGAGGCAATAAAAGTTCCCGCTGCCAGGGGGGACACTCCAGGCAAAAAAGACCACACAATGTACTATTCAGAGCTTGTAACCAGACCTCCAATGTACAAAGGGACTGCCGACGACGAAGCTGGTGGATACGATTCTTCTTTATATAGGATAAAACTTGCAATTGGATGGAACAAGACTGATAAATTACGCTCAGCAGAAAAAGCAGAAGACCCCAGGGGTTCTGGAAATTCTATAACTAGAGATTATGCCATCAAACTGGCTTTAGAGAGGACAGAGCTGGTTTTGAATTTGACTTTGAAAAAACACACCTTTAAGTTCAATCCAGACGGATCAGTAAAAGTGGAGATTGAATATCATGCGTGGTCAGATGGGGCAATGTCAGCTAAAGAATCAAACCTTTTTTACCTCGGGGCATACCAACAAAAACAAATAGCTCAATTAAAAGCAGCTAAGGAATTCCGTCAAGCTCAGAGCGATGAGATTGAAGCAGGAGAAGGAGCAAGGGCACGCGGAGAAGACACAGGACTCCTAGGAATGGCGGATAGTGATTTGGAGAATATTCAAGAAGATATAGAAACAATTGATGAAAAAATGCTTGAAATAAGAAAAGAACAAATGGGCGCATCCTGGCAGAGGTTTATGGATCGATTGTTGCCAAGTCAACTATCTGAAGTAAAAATATACCATGTACAAATTCCGGCTTATAAGATTGGCGCAGGCATTGAGGGAGATATCAGCGCTTCAGGGAAGGGAACAGGAAGCAATAAAAAAACAGCAGGATTTAATATCAATGAAAATGATCCTGACGATCATCAGCTAGCTAGAAGGCTGTCTCAGCAATGGAATCGACGCCAATGCAGACAGCTAAAAGAAGATAAGGGAAAGAACGACAAACTTTCCGCTGTAGGGCTTGGGGCGTCAAGATTTAAGACAACAAGTGCAAAATTCGCTGACAGAGATCTTCATAATTGGATGTCAGAGATATTCGAGAAACAAAGATCCGGGGAAGGAGAGGGCTTCTCCATGTACGATACTGCAGTAGAAGAATCAGAAGACTTACTCAAAAAACTTACTCCTTCTTGGTCAAGAGATAGCGAAGGAGATTTTGTCGACGTGCATTTCTTCTTTTTAGGCGATTTAATAAATGTTGCGTTGAAGATTTTAAATGGAAATAAAGCCTGGAAAGACAGCCCAGCATCAGCTTTGACGATCTTATCTGGTCCTATCTCGTTCCCACATCCTTGCGCCAGGGAAGATACAGTTCATTTAAATATTGCCGATATTCCAATTTCTTTGTCTCTTTTTACAGGATGGTTCATAAAAAAGGTTATTTCTAAACAAAGATCGACATATTTGTTTCGTAATTTTATCAATGACGTTGTTGGAGACTTGCTTGGTCCTGCTTTGGGTGAGCAGTGCACTGCAGGCGCCGGAAAAACATCAGCAAGAATTTCTTCCAACACATACACCATAAGGTCAAACAAATACAGGAAAACTACTTTTGGAAAACCAGAATTTCCTTTAGAAAGAGGAGAAAGGTATGATGAAAACAAAATATTTAGAATAATCAACAAACATGGCGTTAGTAAACAAAGGAGCGAAAAAGTCGCAGAATTCCCTTATGTGTTTTTATATAGCACAACAACTGCTGCAGCTAATTTGAAATGTAATAGAAAAATAGACCAACAAACCAACGGCATATATCATTTTGATTTTGGTCGAGAAACAGGACCAATATATAAGATGGAGTTTGAGAAAAATGATGCTCCATACCTTGGAGAAGCCAAGGTTACAGGAAAAAACAATATCGGCGCCGACCTCGGCGGAGGGTCACTCTATAACGTTACCATAGAAATGTTTGGTAATTCTGTTTTCTGGCCAGGTCAATATATTTACGTTAATCCAGGCTCATATGGAATTAGTAGCGCCACCGGGTGTCCAAATCCGAAAGCGCCTCCGGAAACTCAAGATATAGCAACTAGGATAAGAATGGGT